CAATCAATTACTGGTACTGGTATAAGAAAGCATACCCCGATGATAAATATGCAAAACTATTGCCTGATTATATTCAAGAAGGTCCGAGAAAAACAAGATATTGGAAACGAGAAGATGTTTGGGCAGTAATAGAATTTAGAAAATCTATTCCGAGAGGAAGAGCAGGTGTAATGGGAGAAATCACACATAAATTACAAGGAGGTAAATAAAAATGGAAGCGGTTAATAAACTTGAAAAACTCATACCTGAATATGCAGAGCGTAAGGAACAGGAAAATACATTAAAGAAACTTAATTCGGCAGATAATGAAGAGATTAAGACACTTATGGCAGAACTGAGAGAGGATAAGCACTCAGCAGGTGGATATACAGTAAGTATATCAACAAGAGAAGATGCAATACTCAATGAAGATAAGTTGATAGAATATCTCAAGTCGCAGAACATTCCTAAAGAGTCTGGCATAATAAAGACAAAAGAATATGTCGATATGGATGCACTTGAAAAAGCAATATACAATAAATCCATATCAAAAGAGATAATCATTGGCATGGATAATTGTAAGACTTCAAAGACAGTAACAACATTGAGAGTTAAAAAGGATAAGAAGAAAAAGGAGGCTGATGAATGAAAATAAAAGATACAGTAGCAATAGTAAATGGGCTTGAAAAAGTAGATGATATTATAACAGATATAATGAATAAAAGAGGCGTAGATGAACTTGTATCTGCAAAAGATGAGTTAAGGATAGTAATAGAAAAGATAAAGGATATTGAATTATAGGAGGTGAACAAATGGAAGCAGTAATAAGTAAAATACAGGCTACAAGTAGAGCAAGCGTAAAGATAAACGATGCTTATTATACAGTAGAGTATTCAGAGGAAAGACTAATACCTGCTGTTGAGGATATTGTTATTGCTGATGAAAGACGGCAGTTATGGGATACGGTTAACAATGAAGTAGATGAACAAGTCGCAGACCTTATAAATACTTTCAAAAAGTAGTTGACAATACGATAGTTGTGTTATACAATAATATTGTTCATAAAACTTCTTCGGATAGTATTCATTGTTGAAGTTTCTCCTTGATTGTTAGCCAAGCTGTGCAGAGTTTGGTCTACCGTTCCCCAAAAACTACATAACTTGGCTAACTAAAAAATAGCTTATATATTTTAGGGCTGCACCCCTATATATGTAAGCTATTTTTAATTCTAAATAATTCGGAGGTATAAAATGAGAAATTCTATATTAGGTTTTAATCAAGAAAAATTATTACAAATCCAAACAGATACATTAAAATTAGATATGTCCGATATACTTTTAATGGATTATATACAAAGAGCATTATCTCAGCCGAGCATGAAGAAAACAGTTGATGAGAATAATCAGCCCTATGTATGGCTAAATCATGCAAAAATTCTTGAAGATTTACCTATACTGAATATAAAAGAAAGTATGTTGAAAAAGCGTATATCAAAACTTGTTGATTTAGGACTTATAAAATCTGTAACACTTATGGATGATAGTGGAAGAGGCTCAAAATCATATTATACAATTACTGAAATATTTGAAAATTTACAGAATACTGAAACAACGACCAGGGATAAAAAATTATCCGTGGTAGAACGACCAGGGATAAAAAATTATCCCTCAGATAATAAGTTAACTAATAAAAAGTTATGTAATAATAAATTATTACATAACTATCAAAATCCGAAACCTAAACAATCTCTATGGGATAAATGTATAACTATGATAAATGATTTTACAGACGATGAAATATTAAGGAGTTATTTAGTTGAATTTCTTAAAAAATGTTTAGAGAATAGTAAAGAAGCTAATGTACCTTTTTACAGTAATACTTTTAAGGGTAAGTTGAATAATCTTAAAAAGTTATCAGATGATAATTATGTTCAGAGAGAGATTGTGTTACAGACATTAGATAATGGGTGGAATGGATTTTACGCATTGAAAAAAGATAGACAGAATTTACATGATAGAATACATGAAAGTGGAGCAGGTGAAAATATCCCGAAAGGAGATAAGCAAGCATTAAGAAAGGCGATAGAAGATGGAACAGCAGAGAAATTCTAACTGCTGGTATTTAGATAGATGCAATGAGAATTGCAATTCATGTACTATCTATTTACAGATGCAGTATCAGATGGAGAATAGTGGTCTGCCACCTTATCGACAGAAAGCAATCAATCTATATATAAATGATAATAATGAGATTGACAGAGATGCTTATATGCAGTTGGCAGATATACGGAAAAATATAGTTGAGTTTGTCAACGACCATAAGAATTTATATCTGTGCAGTAAATATACAGGTAATGGAAAGACAAGCTGGGCTATAAAGATGCTACATACATATTTTCATTATACAGCAATCGGAAATTATGGTACATTAAAAGGAATGTATGTATCAGTAGCAGATTTATTATTAAAGCTGAAAGATTTTAACAACCCTGTAAGCAATTCATATAAGAACAGCCTTAAAGAAGTTGATTTAGTTATATGGGATGATATAGCACTTACTGATATTTCGCCGTATGATTATAGTCAATTATATAGTATAATCAATGATAGGATATTTGCAGGTAAGTCAAACATATTCACTTCAAACTGTACGGATATAAAAGAGCTATATAAATTCGTAGGAGATAAGTTAGCAAGCAGAATATGGGGCACAAGTGTTATTATAGAATTAAAGGGAGAAGATTTAAGATGACGATAATAAACAACAGAATTGTAAAAGCCACGGATTCGGAATTATATTCATATTGGCTGAGACAATACAGCGACTTTATGGATTATGATACATACAAGGATAAGTGCAGAAAACTTGGTACAGAGGTGGTGGAAGATGATAGCATTACAAGTAATAAGTAAAATATTAAACACACAAGATAATTCCATTGTAGAAGATAATGGTTTGACAGAAGATTATTTTGTAGGATATGAGAATGAATTTCAATATATCCAACAGCATATAAAAGAATATGGAAATGTGCCGGACAAAGCTACATTCTTATCAAAGTTTGATATAGATTTAGTAGATGTTACAGAGAGTGACAGGTATCTGATAGATACATTGAAAGAAGAATATCTGTATTATAAGTCAGTACCTATTATTCAGCAAGCTGCCGAATTATTAAAGACAGACAGCAATCTCGCCGCAGAATATCTCTTAAAAGAAATGCAAGGATTACAACCTGATTATAAATACGGCGGAATAGATATTATCAGTACAGCAGAGAGCAGATACAAACAGTTCATGGATAGGAAAGAGCATCAACAGAATTGGTACTTTACAACAGGCTTCAAGGAGCTTGATGACTTGATGCATGGTATTCAGAGACAAGAAGAACTGATAGTATTATTTGCAAGAATAAATCAAGGAAAATCCTGGGTGCTTGAAAAGATATGTACTCATATATGGGAGTTAGGGTTTAATGTAGGATATATAAGCCCGGAGATGAGTGCTGATAGTGTAGGATTTAGATTTGATACATTACATAAGAATTTCAGTAATAAAGGATTGATGTGGGGTAAAGGAGATATTGAGGAAGCAGAGTATAAGTCTTATATAGATGAATTGAAAGCACATAAAAATCAATTTCAAGTAGCTACACCGATAAACTTTCAAAAGAAGATAACAATATCTAAATTGAGAGAATGGGTTAAGAAGTACAGTCTTGATATAATAGCGATAGACGGCATAACCTATCTTTCAGATGAAAGATATACTCGTGGTGATAGTAAAGCAGTAACACTTACAAATATAAGTGAGGACTTAATGAGCCTGTCCGTAGAACTGCATATCCCGATTTTAGTTGTAGTACAAGCTAACAGAGGTGGAGTTGTAGATAAGGAGAGTGAAGATACACCTGAACTTGAGAATATAAAAGATAGTGATGGAATAGGTGCAAATGCAAGTAAAGTGCTTGCAATAAAGCAGACAAAAGACGGTGTACTTATAATGCAGATTAAGAAGCAGAGATTTGGGCCTGTAAATGGAAAGCTACAATACATTTGGAATATAGATAATGGAGAGTTTGAATTTATGCCGAGTGACGGAGATGCAGAGCCTGTTGAGAGAACAAAGAAGCGTATTGAGAAAGTAAGGAAAGCTATTGAAAAGGAAGATGTGTTCTGAGTGCGTTATTTTCGATTTTAAGCGTGTTTAATGATTTAGACGTATAAATTATCCTATAATTTATTAAACGTGCTTAAAATCGAACTGTGTGCATTGTGGAGGGATATATGAAGATAAATGACTTTCAGTTTAATTGTGAACTGTCTGATATAATATCAGAAATGCAAAATCAGTTAGCGGCAAATAATATACAATTATTACAGAAAACAGTTAACAGCAGTAAGGATATAATGATACAATGTCCTTATCATGGAAACGGACAAGAGAGAAAGCCGAGTGCCGGAATAAGGAAAGAAGATGGATTGTTTCATTGTTTTAGTAGTGACACTAAGGTTATTACAAAGGAGTATGGTGCTGTTAAAATAAGAGACATTGTAAACCAGTGTGTTAGCATACTTAATGGCGACGGTGAGTGGGAGTTTGTAAGATTTAGAAATTATGGTAGACAATCTTTAATGAAACTTACATTATCTTGTAATACTAAAGAAAAAATTATTTACGCAACGCCAGAGCATGAGTGGTTAGTAAAAGGCTACAATACTAAATATCAGACATATAAATTGAAGCCAGATATGTATTTGGAAAAATGTGTACCCAAATTAAGAACTGATATAAAGTTAGACCCGAGGGGTATTGTTCACGGATTTTGTTATGGTGACGGTAATAATTTTTCTCATAACAAAGATAAGTCTGTTTATTATAATCGGTGTTTTTTCTATAATGAATCAGATTTAGAATTAAAGCAATATTTTGTCGGTGATTTTCGTAGAGAAGTTGCCGCAAATGGAAAAGAATACGATATTGTATATTTTAGGTCTGATAGAGATTTGAAGAAAGTTCCCGATTTAACAGAGCCGGATTCGTATTTATTAGGATTTTTAGCTGGTTATTTTGTAGCTGATGGAAATTGTTTTAATAATAAACTAACTATATATTCACATAAGTATGAGGATTTATACAAAGTACAACAAATATGTAATACATTAGGTATTATGTCTACTGAGATTGGAGTGTCTAATATAAAAGCTGGAAAAAGAGGTTGTATTACAGTTAAACAAGATACACACGGGTATACATTACGATTAGTTAGAAATACAATACCAGATAATTTCTTTATTACAGAAAAGGGTAGAGGGTCTTATCAAAGATATGTGGGCAGAAATAGTTATAAAGTAATTTCTGTTGAAAATACTGATAGATTTGAGGATGTATATTGTTGTCAGACTTCAACACATTCATTCGCATTAGAGCATTTTATATTAACTGGAAATTGTTTTGCTTGTGGTGAAGTACACAGCTTACAAGAAGTTATATCATATT